CAAGGCTCGCTTTAATGAATGATGGATTACAGACAACAGACCAGCTTAATAAAATGATTTATTTGTCAGCCCAAAGTGCAAGAGCTAGTTATGCAGATACAGCAGCACAGGTAGCCAAACTTGGGATATTAGCAGGAGATGCTTTTGGAAGTTCAGCAGAGGTGGTAAAATTTACAGAACTTATGAATAAAGCTTTTGTAATCGGTGGAACATCAGCAAATGAAGCTAGTGCAGCAATGTATCAGCTTACTCAAGCTATGGGTGCAGGGAAACTTCAAGGTGATGAATTTCGTTCCATAATGGAAAATGCACCATTATTAGCTGCTAAAATAGCTGATGCAATGGGAAAAACTAAAGACCAATTGAAGGAACTATCAAGTAGCGGAGCAATAACAGCAGATGTTATAAGAAATGCACTGTTTAAAGCTTCTGACGAGATAGAAAAGAAATTTGCAAGTATGCCAATCACTTTTTCTCAAGCCCTTACAATGATGAAAAATGATGCTTATATGATATTTGGGCAAACTCTCGGTAAGATAAGTGGAGCTTTGCAAAGTGTGAGATTTAGTGAGATTGTTGTATCTGTGCGGAATGTTATGATTGCAATATCTTCAAATATTTATGATACATTAAATATCATAAAAAATATATTGAATAGTGATTTCTTTTCAAGTTTTATTACTAATGTTACAGTAGGAGCTGTATTAATAATACAAGGTTTGGGATGGATTACTAATGCTGCACTAAATGTTGCTAATGTGTTTGCTCAAAATTGGAGTATTGTTGCACCTATTATTTATGGGGTGATAGCGGCAATTGCGATATATAAAGGAGTATTACTTGCAAGTACAATTGCCACTATGGTAGCATCTTTTGTAAATTCATTGTATGCAGTAGCAGCGTATAAAGCTTGTGCAGCTTTAGCAGCACAAGAATTTGCGCTATTTGGTAAAATATCTGCACAAACTATGGAAGCTTTGGTAACAGCACAAGCAACAGCAGCACAATGGGGATTTAATGCAGCATTATTATCTTGTCCAATTTTTTGGATAATAGCAGGTATTATAGCATTTGTAGTAGTAGTTTTTGTTGCAGTAGCAGCAGTAAATAAATTCGCAGGAACAAGTCTGACTGTACTAGGAGCAATTGTAGGTGCAGTATTTGCAGCAGTGGCAGCAATACAAAATGTAATGATTGGGCTTCTCAATGGATGTATAGCTGTAAATGAAGCTATTGCTAATGGTTGGAATCAGTGCGTTTTTTTTATGAAACAAGCTATTGCGAAAGGTGTAATCTTTATAATCGAAAAAATGGCATCATTAAATGACTCTGTAAATAGTGCGGGTAATGCACTTGGGAAAGCTTTCATAGACGGGGTGAACATAGCAATAAGAGGTGTAAACAAATTAATTGACCTAATAAATAAAATACCAGGGATAAATATTGGTAAAGTAGGAGAGGCAACGTTTACGCCAGTTAAGGCAGATAATAGTTACATCAAACAACAGATTGATAGCTTAAACAGATGGGTAGGAGACGCACCAGAGAAAGTAAAATTGGAGCGAATGGGATACAAAGATATTGGAGCAGCATTTCAAAAAGGAAATGCACTTGGAACTAAATGGCAAAATGCTATAACTGATAAATTTAAAGATACTTTTGACATTAATAAGATGCTAGAAGATGCAAAGAAAAAATTAGGATTAGACGATTTGTGGAATAAACAAAATCCTTTAAACAACCTTGGTGGATTTGGTGGAGATTTAGGAAAAAGTGCAAAAGATACGGCAGGAAACACTGCAAAGATGGCTAAAACAATGGATAAAAGTCAAGAAGACCTTAAATATCTTAGAGACATAGCAGAACAGGAGGTAATAAACCGATTTACAGGAGTAAACATAAAAATTGATATGAACAATACAAATAACATAAGTAAAGATACAGATGTTGATGGAATAGTTAATGTCTTAACTGAAAAACTGAACGATGCTATGGTTGTATCAGCGGAAGGAATAGTTTAGAAAGGAGGTGTTTAAATGGCTTATGATTTTTATTTAGATGGAGTACAATTACCAATCCCACCACCCAAACTTGAAGTCAAAGTGACAAACAAGAACAAGACAGTTGATTTGATAAATACTGGAGAAGTAAACATATTAAAAAAGGAAGGGCTATCTGAGATAAGTTTTGAAGCAGAATTTACACACAATAAGCTACCATTTTATCAAGGGACTTTTAAAGATGTTCAATTCTTTTTAAGTAAACTAGAATTACTAAAAACTGATTGTAAGCCATTTCAATTTATTGTATCGAGGGAATTAGGTAATAAAGTACTATTTAACACTAATATAAAAGTATCTCTTGAAGAGTATGTTATTTCAGAAGATGCAGATAATGGCTCAGATACAAAAGTTGCAATAAAGTTAAAACAATATAGAGATTACTCAACTAAAAAGTTAGTACTTGCAACACCTGAAAAGACAAATTATGGTAGGACTCCCCCTCCAGTCATGAAACCAAAAGAATTTAGACCAGATTCATCCAATAAGCCAAATGGTAAAACATATACAGTAAAAGCAGGGGATTCTCTTTGGGCAATTTGTCAAAAGCAATTAGGAAATGGTTCGTTATACAAGAAAGTATATGAGTTAAATAAAACAATGATGGATAAAGCTAACAAGGGTAAAAAAGTACCTAAATATACCATCTACAAAGGGCAGGTGTTAAAACTTGGCTGATGATTTAGTTTTGGCAAATGATAGAGATGTAAGATTAGTTATTGCTCATTGGGAAGATTTCTATGAACCTGCTGTCATTGATGGTATCACATGGGAGATAGAAAGAAGAGGAACACCTTCTAAGTTAGAATTTACAATAGTTATGGATGATATACTACAATTCTGTGAGGGTAACTCTGTAAGGCTGTATTATAAAGGAATAGGCATATTTTATGGATATATATTTCAAAAGAAAAGAGATAAAGAAAATCACATTAAAATTGTTGCTTACGACCAGTTAAGATATTTTAAGAATAAAGATACTTATGTGTATAGTAATAAAACTGCATCTGAACTTGTAAAGATGTTAGCTAAAGATTTTAATTTAAAATACAATGTCATAGAAGATACTAAGTATAAAATATCTAGGATAGAAGAAAATAAAACACTCTTTGATATGGTCTTAACAGCACTAGATGATACTCTAAGAGAGAAAAAGGAAATGTATGTTTTATATGATGAGTTTGGAAGAATAACATTAAAGAATGTTGCATCAATGAAACTTGATATTGTTATGGACAATGATGTAATTGAGGACTTTGACTATAACTCATCAATAGATAGTGATACTTATACAAAAATCAAACTTGTAAGAGACAACGAGGAGACAAGCAAAAGAGATGTGTATATTGCTCAAGACTCTACACATATGAGGAGTTGGGGAATACTTCAAATGTTTGATACAGTAGACAAGAACATGAGTGAAGCAGAGATAAAGCAAAAGTGTGATATACTTCTAAAATTATATAATAAGAAAACTAAGTCATTAAGTTTAAAAAATGCACTTGGTGATATTAGAGTGAGAGCAGGTTGTTTAGTACCTGTTTTTTTAAATCTAGGAGATATTGAGTTACAAAATTATATGTTAGTTGAGAAAGTAAAACATACATTTGAAAATAATTCACATTTCATGGATTTGACCTTGGTTGATGGAGACGAATTTGCTTCATATTCTTCAAGCTCATATAGTAGTGGAAATACTAATAATAAAAATGAGAAACAAAATGGTCCTGCACAAAGTACTACAAGTAAAGAAGACAATGATATGATAAATAAATTAAATAAAGTATTTAAAAATAAGTTATCAAATACAGGAAATATATTTGTTAAATATTCTAATGCTTACAAAGTCAATGCAGCTTTAATGGCTGCTATTTCTATACATGAAACTGGTAATGGAAGTTCTTCACTTTGCAAAAATAAAAATAATTTCTTTGGTATGAAAGGGATGTCTTTTAGTTCTGTAGATGAAGGGATAAAAAAAGGTATTAGCAATTTATCAAGAAATTATATCTATACAGGAAGGAAAACATTAGAAAGTATAAGAGATAAATATGCACCTCTTTATGACAGCCCTCTTAATAAAGATTGGGTATCAGGAGTAGGAAAGTTCTATAAACAAATAACAGGAAGTACCTATAGTTCTAATAATGCAGGTACAGGAGTTGGAAGCAACGAGGAAGCAGAAAAGAATTTAAAAGATGTAACTTATCAAATTCAAGGTAACAACCAAAGCAGTAGTACAAATAACAATTCTAAAGCAGATAAACTAATTAGTGTAGCAAAAAGTAAACTGGGTTGTAATTATGTGTATGGAGCAGAAGGACCCAATACATTTGATTGTTCTGGATTTACACAGTGGTGTTATAAACAAATAGGCATAAGTATCCCTAGAACAGTTGCAACACAAAGTAAAGCAGGAAAAGCAGTAGATTTAAAAGATAAGACCAAATGGAAAGCAGGAGACCTATTGTGTAGAGTTGGTGGAGGAAGCAGTAATCACGTAATGATGTATATTGGAAATGGTCAAATGATTCATTCACCACAGACTGGTGATGTAGTAAAAATACAATCAGTTGATTCATATAGAAAAGGAAAAGCATATACACATGTGAGAAGATTTATATAAGTGAGGTGATAATATGAGCCAAGATTTATTACAGATAATAAAAAAAGCTGCAATGGATGCAGTAGAAACAAGCAACCCAATGAGGGTTGTATTTGGAACAATAGAAAGTACTAGCCCTCTAAAAGTTAAAATAGAGCAAAAACTATCTATTGGTGAATTTTTTCTAATACAAACAGATACATTCAAAAAATATACAGATAAAAAAATAGGAGATAAATTAGTCTTAATTAGGATGCAAGGAGGGCAACAATACTTGATTTTAGATAGGATGTGATGAGGTGTTACCAAGCGATAATTTGGATTATGATATTGAAGATGTATCAATAATTAATTTTGATGTAAGGCAAGAACCAAGTAAGACCTTTAAATTAAATATAGAAAAATCTAAGATAGATGGTATTTGTGATGATGTTGAAGCATTAAAACAGACCATCTTTTTAATTTTAAACACAGAGAGATACCAACATCTAATATATAGTTGGAATTATGGAGTCGAGTTGAACGACCTTATTGGAGAGCCTATATCCTTTGTAATCCCCGAACTTGAAAGACGAATCAAAGAAGCACTAATTCAAGATGATAGGGTTGAAAATGTAGATAATTTTGAGTTTCAAAATGTAAAGGGTAAAGTACATTGTAAGTTCACAGTTTACAGTAAATATGGAAATATAAAAGCAGAGAAGGTGGTGAGTGTATAATTGTTTGAGTTAATGACATTTGAAAATATAATTAAAAGAATGTTAGATAGTGTACCAGATACTTTTGATAAAAGGGAAGGGTCTATAATATATAATGCTCTTGCTCCTGTTGCTATAGAACTTACAGAAACATACATTGCAATGGATGAATTACTAGACCAAACATTCGTAGATACTGCTAGTTATTACTATTTAGAGAAGAGATGTAAAGAGCGAGGAATTACACCTT